TCTGCGACGCTACGGACATTGCCAGAAAGTACCAGCAGGGGGAAACAGAGGTAACAATACCGCTGAATACCTATATTGCAATGCTGAAAACGAGAGGCGGCGCAGAGTTGGAAAACTACGGCAAGAACATAAATTTTGTAAGTACCATAAATACAAATTCAAACTTAAAATTTAAGGCTGATTTTGATTTAGGCGACCGTATTACTTGCAAAGAAACTAAGTGGGGCATACAGATAGATGCACGCATTACAGAAGTAACAGAAACATACCAGAAAGGCGAGGAAACCATAGAGGCGACTTTTGGCGACAGCCTGCCGACGCTGGTAGACCAGATTAGGAAAGTGAGGTAGCAGAAATGGCAAACAGCTTACCGTTTAATGCCGTGGCAGTAGACGGAGAGTACGACAGGGTATATAAAGCCGAGGATTGGGCGTGGTACTTTGCTACTTTCATTGCAAACGGCATTTTTCCAAAGCCGAGCGACGGGCTACAGGTAGTAGCTTACAGCGGCATGGAAATAAGAGTAAATGCAGGCTATGCCTTTATAAACGGCTACGCCTTTAGAAATCCTGCAACGCTTAGCGTAACACTGGATACGGCAGAGGGAGCGCTTAACAGGGTGGACAGGGTAGTAGTTCGCTGGGATTTGCCGCAAAGAGATATGTATATTGCGGTGCTGAAAGGCACACCGTCTGCAAAGCCGACAGCAACGGCAGTAACACGCACTACGGAAATATGGGAGCTTGCGCTTGCAGATATTTACGTAGGCAAGGGCGTAACAAGGATACAGACGCAGAACATCACAGACCAGCGGTTTAATAGCGCAGTCTGCGGCATTGTAACAGGAACGGTGGAAGAGATAGACGCAAGCGTGCTTACAAAGCAGTTTACGGACTTTTTTAACACCTACAGCGCAGCCGTGCTGGACGAGTTCAGCGCATATAAGCAGAGTATGGAAAAGTACCTTACAGAGATTGCGGGCGTATATGACAGCTACGTAAGCAAGGCAGAGGGCTTATTTGCGCAGTATGAGAGCCAGTTTAACGAAAGATACAGCAGTTTTGAAAGCACGCTTGACAACTGGGACAAGGAACTTTTAAGCGCCTATACAGAATTTATGGCAAAAATTAAGCTATTCCAGTCGGACGCTGAAAACGAATTTAACACATGGTTTGAGAGTATCAAGGACAAGCTGGGCGAGGACATAGCAGGCAGCCTGCAACTGCAAATTGAAGAGCTGGCAGCAGCCATGCAGGAAGTGAAAGAGCAGGCAGAGGCAGGCACAAAAGAAACCAAAGAGGCAATAGCAGCGCTGGACGAGCGACTTAAGAGAGTAGAAAGCGGCTGGGGTATTGACTATAAGCATGATGCTGTACTGGGATTGTGTTACATGGGTGCAGCATACATGAGCCAGCATTACGAAAGAACAGTAGAAACGGCAGTGTTAGGGGCTACCTACGTGGGTAATTCCTATCTTGCAAATACATTTTAGAAAGGTGGCAGACCATGAAAGGATTTCCTAAAGTATTAAAGACAAAAGAGGATTATTACAACTGCCTTGCTATGGTAGCAAGCGGAGAACTGGCGGCAGCAGATTTGCTGGCGAAAATCGAGAGCGCAGAGAACCAGCGTTATATTGAGTGCGGCGTAGCAGCTGTAGAGGAAGAGAAAAAGGCGGTTACGGTATATTACTGCGACGAGGCAGCGGTAGGTATGAAATTTGTAGCGGGCGACGTATCCGGCACAGTGCAGGGAGTAACACATATCCAGACCGACGAGGCAGCGGCAACAGGAGAGGCAGGAAACGACAGAACAGCCCTTACACTTTCCAAAGCGGTAAAAGCGGGCTGCAAGGTAATTGCGCTGGAACGCACAGACACCGTGGCAGGAATGACAACAGACGACATTGCAGCACTGAAAGGAGTATTAAAGCAGTATGAGTAGATTATTAGTGGACGACGTTACAAAGACCGACGCAAGGGCGCTTTTGAACGTAAATAAAATGGCTACAATCAGCGATATTGTAGCACCGAGCAATGAGTACATTTACGCCAGCGGAGCAAATGAGCTGACCGTAGTAGAGGGTTGCGTAATTGCCGTGGGCGGCGCTGGAATTTTCAAGACAGCAAATACAATTCTTACGGCTGCTAATCTGGACGCAGGCAGCGCTTTTGCGGTAGGTAAGGACTATTACGTATATATCTGCGACAGCAGAATTGACAGCGCAGACGAGAAATACGTAATTTCCCTTAACTCTACATACCCGACAGGCTGGAACGCTACAAACAGCCGTAAAATCGGCGGCTTTCATTATGGACGCTGCCGCAAGGTGGACAGCAATTTACAGCCGCTTAATGGCAGCAGTGTTATATTTGGCACAGGCTGGGAAAGTGCAGTAAGCAACGGCATTGTACCACGTTCTGTATGGACACTGGGACACCGCCCGAAATGCAGCCCAGAGGGTATGGTATATTTAGGCGGCGGCACATGGGTAGATATTTACCTTAATTCTGACGACGGAGCAAAGGGCTTGAAATCAGAGTACGGCTGCGCACCTATGACGGGTACAGAAAGCATGAACTGGTACAACTTTGTAGAACGTCTGGCAAAGAGCGGTAAACGCCTGCCGAACTATGCGGAATTTTGCGCTTATGCTTTTGGCAGCCCTGCCGGACTGGATAACGCAAATACAAACGCATGGAGCGCCACCAGCAACACAGGTAGGGGCGCAACAGGCAGTGTGGTAAATGCCGTTTCTTCCGTGGGCGTTGTAGATGCCGTGGGGCGTGTCTGGGAGTGGCTGGACGAGCTTATTACAAGAGCGGAACACGCCACGAATGCAGACTACCACGCAAGCGTAGCGTGGGGCTGGGACAAGAAAAGCCCATTGAACACAGGCGAGAAGTCTTACGACGTTGGTAACATTTACCAGTATTACGCATATTCTCTGGCGGCGCTGATAGCGGGCGGCAACTGGTGCAGTGGGGCGTATTGCGGCGCTCGTGCCGTGCTTTGCGACTATTGCCCGTGGGATGTCGGTACGAGCATTGGCGCTCGTGGGGCGTGTGACTCTCTGTAGACGGCGGGCGAAAGCCCAGCCGGATAAACGGGGGTAAGGCATGGACATACAGACAAAAACAGATATTATACACCAGAAAATATACGATTTTCTGCTATATATTTACCCTCTGCTTACGAAGTACCCAAAGTATGAGAAATTCAGTTTACAGACGGCGACAAGAAACGCAATTCTTGAAATGCTGCAAGAGGTTATAAAGTGGGATAAGACGGCAACGAAAAGCCACTTATACACGGTAGATACGGCATTGCAGGAAAGTAAAGAATTGCTGCGGCTGGCGCATGACTTGAAGTATAGCGCTATGAACGCACGACACTACGGCGAGAGCTGCCGCAAGCTGAAAGAAATAGGCGTTATGCTGGGCGAACTGATAGAAGAGGTAAAGACCAGAAAATAGCAGGATATGGGGCAGCTGCTTACTTACAGCCTCTGGCGGCGCTGATAGCGGGCGGCAACTGGAACAATGGGGCGAATTGCGGCGCTCGTGCCGTGAATTGCAACAATTACCCGTGGAATGTCAATACGAACATTGGCGCTCGTGGGGCGTGTGACTTAGTGAGAACATTACAGGCACAGAGTTCTACGGAATACTGGCAAGGACTTAGAAAGGGATAAGACCGAGTGTTTAATATCCTATAGTCAGAGTGGCTGTCCCGCCGTGAGGCAAAGAGAAAAAATACGGCTGCTGGTTAGTAGCTACGGCGAAAGGCAGGAGCTTAATACTTGAAGAGAGTAGGATACATTACCGATAAGGACGGGCGGCGCATTACGCTTTTAGAGGCTATGGGCGACTATGGAAACGTACAGAAAGCCTATAACAAAGCCAGAAAGTGTAAACGCCACAGAAAAGACGTACTGATTTTTACGAAAGACAAAGAGGAAAACTTAGACAAGGTGCGGGAAGATATTATAAACCTTGCCTATGAGCCAAGCAAATACCATTACTTTAAGGTGTACGAACCGAAAGAGCGGCAGATAATGGCGCTGCCGTTCTATGACAGGGTGGTACAGCACGCCATAAACAACGTGTTAGAGCCTATATTTGATAAGCGGTTTATATCGCAGTCTTACGCCTGCCGGAAAGGTAAAGGTATGCACGCTGCGTCTGATACGCTAAAAGAGTGGCTATATGAGTGGAACAAATACCACCCAGACCAGCCGCTTTATGCTATCAAGGCAGATATACACCACTATTTCCAGAGCATAGACCATGCGGTATTAAAAACTGAAATACGTAAGGTTATAAAAGACGCTGGGGTACTGGCATTGCTGGACAGGATAATAGACCACAACGGCAATATGCCGGACGGCGTAGGGATACCAGTAGGAAACCTTACCAGTCAGTTATTTGCAAATATCTATCTGGACGCATTAGACCAGTTTATTAAGCATGAGCTGGGCGTAGAGGCGTACATACGATATATGGACGACTTTGTAATATTAAGCCCAGACAAGGAACAGCTGCGCAACTGGCTTGCACGGATAGAGCAATTCTTACGGGAAGAGCTTAAGTTAGAGTTTAACCCGAAAACTACCATGCTGGCAGCAAAGAACGGTATAGACTTTGTAGGCTACAAACACAGGGCAACGCACAGGAAAGTACGAAAGGACAGCATAAAGCGCATAAAGCGTACTATCAAGAAGTGCGAGAGCGGGAAAATCACAAAAGAGCAGTTACAAAAGAGTATACAGAGCTGGACGGGACACGCAGGACACGCCGACAGTTATAACCTACGAAAGAAAATAGAAACGCTGGCAGAGGCAGCCATAGAAAAGGCTGCTTAAGCGGCAGAATGCAGGAGCGAGTACATGAGTAGCAATTTACTAAGGGTAGTACAAGAACAACAGGAAACCATAGAAAAGCAAAGCAGGCTTATTGCTGATTTAATAGCCACTCTGGAAAGCTGGGAGCAGACAGCAGGCTACGACGGCGCAGAGCTGAAAGAGCGGGCAGAAAATTTGCAATTAAGAGAAAGGCAGGATTTATGAACATGACTATTACAGAATTTATTGAGGCGGCGGCACATAACAAAATTATCCAGCTGGTAGTATTGGCGATTGTGTGCGACACGGTTTTTGGCGTGCTGCGTGCAATCAAAGAGAAGAAATTTAACAGCTGCGCAGGCATTGACGGGGCTATCAGAAAAGTAGGTATGCTTATTTCTCTGGTATTCATGCTGGCAATCGACGTACTGATTAAGATTAACTTAATCGGATTTATACCGGAGCAGGCACGTACATATTTAGGGCTTGATACCGTGGGCGTGGCTGAATTTTTCGCATTACTTTACATTGCCTATGAGGTAGTGAGTATTTTTAAGAATATGGCATTATGCGGGCTGCCCGTAAAAAAGGTATGGGAAAAGGTGCGGGAGTTTCTGGCGAAGTATACGGACGAACTGCCGGACACAGACGAACTGGACGGGGACAGCACCACAGGCAACGTAGAGGAACGCAGGACACAGGAAAGATAAGAATAATAAGGACATAGCAGCAAAGAGCGCTTGCGGGACACCGCAGGCGCTTATTTTGTATGCGGAAAGGCAGGAAATATGAACATTAACAGAAAGATAAGTAAGTACAATTTCAATAAGGGCAGCGTTTCCAGAATTAAGTATATTGTTATCCATTATGTAGGCGCACTGGGCGGCGCAGAGGACAACTGCCGATATTATGGCGGCGGCAATAGAAATGCGTCGGCGCATTACTTTGTAGGATTTAACGGCGAGGTATGGCAGTGCGTAGAGGACGCTAATATAGCGTGGCATTGCGGAGCGTCGAGCTATAAGCACGCAGAGTGCCGAAACGCTAATAGTATCGGTATTGAAATGTGCGTAAGGAAGAAAAACACAAAGAGCATGGGCGCAACAGATAAAGACTGGTATTTTGAGGACGCAACAGTAGAGGCAGCGGCAGAGCTTACCCGTTACCTTATGAATAAATACGGCGTGCCTGCATCTCATGTAATCAGACATTACGACGTAACGGGCAAGATTTGCCCTAACCCGTATGTATATAACACCAGCGCCCACACATGGGACGAGTTTAAGCGTAAAATCAGCAGACAGGCAGAAACACCGCAGGGCGGCAATGAAAAAACAATCTGGAATTTTCTTACAGGAAAGGGCTTAAATGCTTATGCCGTGGCTGGTATTATGGGTAATCTGTATGCTGAAAGCGGGCTTATGCCGAACAACTTACAGAACACCTATAACAATAAGCTGGGTAAGACGGACGCAGAATATACAGCAGCGGTGGATAATGGCAGCTATGGCAATTTTGTAAAGGACAGTGCAGGCTATGGGCTGGCGCAGTGGACGTATTGGAGCAGAAAGCAGGCGTTGCTTAATCATGCAAAACAGGCGGGCGCATCCATTGCAGACCTTAATATGCAGCTGGGCTTTTTATGGGAAGAATTGCAGGGATACACAGCAGTAATGGACGCACTGAAAAAGGCGGGCAGTGTGCGTGCTGCATCTGATGCCGTTCTTACTGGATATGAAAAGCCAGCAGACCAGAGCGAAACAGTAAAGAAAAAGCGTGCAGAGTACGGCGAGGGATACTATAAAAAGTATGCAGCAGGAAACGGTACAAAGTATTACAGAGTGCGCAAGAGCTGGACGGACGCAGCAAGCCAGCTGGGGGCGTTTACGTCGCTGGAAAATGCAAAGAGCGCTTGCAAGGCGGGTTATACTGTATATGATGATAACGGCAAGGCGGTATATACCGCAGCGGGGCAGCAGACAAGCGCAGGCGTTCCGTTTAGCGTACAGGTAGATATTTTAGACCTTAATATCAGAACAGGAGCAGGCACGAACTATGCAAAGACGGGAGAAACCACAGGAAAGGGAGTATTTACCATTGTGGAAGTGAAAGCCGGACAGGGCGCAAGTGCTGGCTGGGGACGCTTGAAGAGTGGCGCAGGCTGGATTAGCTTAGATTATGCCACAAGATTAGCTTAAGTTTTTGAGGGTGGGTGGTTCGCTGTCTGCCCTCTATTTTTTTGCAATTTTCTTAGAAATCTATACAAAAGTGTTGACAATATACCGAAAAAGGTATATAATAAAATCATGGAAAGGAGATAAGAACAAATAAGAGGCAAAGCCACTGGAAAGGAGAAACGGCACAATGGGTAAGAAAAAGAAACAAAAGAAAAAGCCTATCAACTGGCAAGAATTGGCAATCAGTGCAGTGATAGACTTAATCATAGGAACAATACTTATCATAATTGGTAAGTACATAGGTTAGGGCGAAAGCCCTAACCAACAGGCGGGCGATAAGCCCGCCGCCTATAAGAAATATAACACAAACCCAAAGCCGAGTAAAGAGTATGCTTTTAAAATTAGGAGTATTTTTAGTAGCAGTAGGACTGGTAAAGCTGCTGGTTGCTTTCATTTTGAGGGCAAGAGAAAAGAGAGGTAAGGCATGAATTTAGGCGAAAACATTAAAAAAGCACGAAAAGCGGCAGGCGTGACGCAAAAGGAACTTGCAGAGCGCCTGCAAGTATACCAGAAAGATATAAGCCGCTGGGAAAACAACGAGCTTACGCCAAACGCAATAACACTTGCGAAAATTTGCAGAGAGCTTAACGCCTCTGCTGATGAAATTTTAGAATTGAAGTAGAAATGAAAGCGAGGGCTTACTATGACAAAGAAAAAGGTAATTTTATTGGTAGTGGCTGCATTATTTGCAGTAAGCGGTCTAACGGCGCTGCCGTCTGGAAATATAACAGGTGGGGTGGGTTGTATTGTGATTGCGGCAGTATGTGCCTATTTTGGACTGAAAAAGAAAAGCGCAGGAAAAGAGAACGGAAACAGAACACCAGCGCCTGCTGCCGCATCTGGTAGCAGGGTTTTAGATACAATCAGAACGAAAGTAGTAGGCGTGACGTTCAATAATGAGGACGGAGAAAACAGGCAGGATATTTTAAGCAAAATGTCCGGTAGTGAAGATATTACAGTAGAAAAGTACACATACAACGGAGAGCCTGCCGCATACGTAAAGTGGGGCGATAAGGTAATAGGCAATCTAT